TTTTTAGTTGTTAGTTTTTAGTTGTCAGACGACAGTTGCTAACCACTAACCACTGACGACTAACCACTGATCAGTTGGGAGTAGTCCTCTGGGAGCTCGGCGTCGATGTCACGGAGGTACTTCTCAAGGGCTGCAAAAGTAGCATGTCCTGTGATGAGCATTAGGCGGCTCTTGGTCTCAAGGGGTGGGTACTGCTCGCGGAGCTTGCGGTATAGTTTGGTAATGGAAGTATGTCGGAAGGAATAGAGCCCGTAGTCCTCGCCCAGTGAAAAATGTTCTTTGACTTTTTTGAATCTTTTGCTCCAGTAATCACGCTTATTGGTTTCCGTGGTGTTCCAAGGGCCTAAGCCCTCGGGGGCAAAAAGGAAATGGTTAGGGTTGGCACCCTTGAGGTATAGGAGTTCGGAGAGGAGTATTTCGGGAATGATTTTGGTTTTTCTGGCTTTATTCTTTGCCTCGAAGGTCAAGCGCTTCTCTTCTAAGGATATATCTTTGACTTGTAGGCGGCAGACCTCGATAGGGCGCAGAAAGTTATAGCTAATGAACTTGATGAAGAGCAGTAGCTGTGGATCATGTTGGCCAATGTATTCGAAGAGGGTATCCTCTTGTACCTTGGTATAGGTTTTATTGCGGTGTGGATCGGTCTTAAGTACTGGAATAGATGAAATGAAATTGTTAGGGACATGCTGGTTATCCTCTAAGTACTTGAAAAGGATAGAGAGAGCAGCACGGGTATTATTCCTGTTCTTAGGACTTGTCTTAAGGAGAATATCGTTAAGGAAATTGGTAGCTGTTTTTTTAGTAATAGCGGTAACAGCTCGCCCTTTGAAATTATTTTGTTCGAGCCATTTCTCAAAGGTACGGATACGATATTGGTGGTTCTTGAAAGAGCTTTCTTTCATAGTAGCCTGAGCATGTGTCAGTGACAAATCGAAAGCCTCGTGAATGGAGAGGAGCTTGTTCTCGGTGTATTTGTCCTCATAAGGATTGTATCCCTCTCTGAGCTTGCGCTCCAGTATATCACGGAGTCTCCTGATTACTGTACGCCTCTGGGAAAGGGTTTTGAAGGATCTATTGATTTTTAGGTAAATGGGATTTTGCCGAACGAGCTTTCCTGTATGTGGGTGGCGATAGGAATAATAAATATACCAGCGCTTGGAGAGATCCCCTCCAGCGTCGTATATCTTAGGTTTTGTGAACTGACCTTTGTTACTCATATCGTATTCGAAAGTGTATTCGGTAGCGTATTCGGTCTGTAAAATTTTGAGTATTTTATCCATGAAAAGAGAGGGTTTGTAGG